GTGTTGTAAAGTATTTATCAGAAACATTTGAATTATCTGGTAAAACTGAAGATACTGTGGTACACTAAGAGACACTTCGGATAGACGAAGAATTTAAAAACTTAATAGGAACTTTAAAATGGCTACAACTAACGACTCTTCAATCAAACCAATCAAAATCGCAGGAGAACTCTTCTACGCTAAGGATATGTGTGAATTCAATCAGTACACTGAAGACTCTCAGAAGTATGTTGTTCAGCTTGGTAAACTCTCAGCAGCCGCTGTAGATAAACTGGAAGACATTGGTATCACTGTTGGTACACATGAAGACAAAGGACGATTCGTTACTTGTAAGAGTAAGTTTGTAATTAAAGCTACTGACGAAGACGATAATGAGATTGACCCACGAACTATTGCTAATGGCTCTAAAGCTATGGTAGTTCTTGCACCTTATCAGTGGAAGTTCGGTAAGAAGTCCGGCACTGGTGCAAGCCCTAAGCGTGTTGTAGTTACTGAGTACATTAAGTATTCACCCACAGCATCTATTGATTCTGAAGATGACGAATACATCCTCTAAACAGGATAATAAGCCGAAGGTAGCACTGATAGACATGGACTTCATGATCTACAGTGTTGCCTTCTCAGCTAAAGATGCCTCTGAACAGATCGCCAAGAACCGATTGACAGAGTGGCTTACAGAGATTGTCTATATCCAACTGGATTGTGATGACTATAAAGCTTATCTCACTGGTAGTACCAACTTCAGAAATGATATTGCAGTTACACACCCCTATAAAGGCAATCGTAAAGATGTTGTACGACCAGAGCACTTCGATGCACTTCGTAAACACGCTCTCCGATTAGGTGCTACAGTATCAGTTAATGAAGAAGCTGACGATACGGTTGCTATGGAATCAGCTAAAGAAGCTTACTGGATTGTTCACGTTGACAAGGATTTAAATCAATTACCGGGATGGCACTACAATCCTGTTAAGCAAGAAGAATACTTTGTTACTGAGGATGAAGGAAACTATAGCTTCTACCTACAGTTGTTGACTGGTGATAGAACTGATAACATTGTTGGCTTAAAAGGCATTGGGCCTGTTAAGGCTGCAAAGATACTGGGTGACTCAGTAGCTGTGATAGACCTGTACAACAGTGTTGTGAAGGCTTATAAGGATGCTGGAGAGCCTCTTGAGCGCATTGTAGAGAATGGACAGTTGCTGTGGCTTCGACGTTATAAAGGAGAGCTATGGCAACCACCAGTAAACGTAAACCAATGACGGTAAGGCAGGTAGCTTTGAAGCACGGATTCAGATCAGGACTTGAAGAAACCATTGCTAAGAAGTTATCTGCTGATAAAGTACCGTTTGAATATGAGAAGCTGAAGATTAACTTTAATCAGCCTGAGAAGAAAAGAAGTTACACTCCTGACTTTCAGTTGCTGAGTAATGGTATAATTATTGAGTCTAAAGGGAGATTCTTAGTCGCGGATAGATTAAAGCATCTGTGGGTTAAGGAGCAGCATCCTGAATACGATATTAGGTTTGTCTTTAGTAACTCTAAAGCTAAACTTAGTAAGGCTTCGAAGACTACTTATGGTATGTGGTGTGATAAGCATGGATTTAAATACTCCAATAGAGAAATCCCTCTCTCTTGGATACTGGAGAAATAGTATGTTGTTTAGTTTGTTAACTGTTTTGTTTGTTGGTTTGAAACTGACTAACTTTATTGATTGGTCTTGGTGGCTTGTTCTGCTTCCTGCCTATGGTGGAATCCTTCTTGCATTCTTTGCTTTTGTTCTTTCCGCTATGATTTCTATCAGTTATAAATAATAAATTAAATGACAAATAAAGTAAAAGTAATCTGGTCAACCCCTAACGGTGAAGACCTAATTGCACACATGGCTAGGGTGAGTGCTCCGGCTAATCAAGAGGCTGGTACTGATTCATCACGATTGATTAAATACTTGGTAAAACACAAACATTGGTCGCCTTTTGAGATGGTCAATGTATGTATGGAAATTGAAACTACACGAGATATAGCTCGACAGATTCTTCGGCATCGTAGTTTCTCATTCCAAGAGTTTAGTCAACGGTATGCTGAAGTACAGGGTTATTCAATCTCTGAGGCTCGGCTGCAAGACACTAAGAACCGTCAGAATAGCTTAGAGACTGAGGACAGGGAGTTACAGGAGTGGTGGACTGCAAAGCAGCGGGAAGCCCTTAGAAGTGCTCGTATGGTGTACGATGAAGCCCTTGCTATTGGTATTGCTAAAGAGGTTGCTCGTAAGGTGCTTCCAGAAGGCATTACAATGAGTAAAATGTATATGAATGGAACACTACGAAGCTGGATGCACTATGTCGATATTCGATGTGATGCAGCTACTCAGAAAGAGCACAGAGATGTAGCTTTGAAGTGTAAAGAAGAGTTGATTAAACTGTTCCCTAATATTGGAGTATAATCTTGGCAGATATAAGTATGTGTGATGGACACGAATGTCCTAAAAAGCAAGAATGTTATCGTTATACTGCACCTGTTAATCAGTATCGTCAAGCATACTTTACATTCACTCCGTATGATAAAGACCATAATTCATGTGAAATGTTTACGCCTAATGGTGAAAAGAAGGAAATAAATAATGAACTTTAATGAATACCAACAACAAGCAGACAAGTTTGTATTACCATCAGCGTACCGCCTAGAGTACCTTGTAGCAGGGCTGGCTGGTGAGGCTGGCGAGGTTGCAAGTGCCTATGCTAAGTATGTGCGAGATGACACACCTCGTAATGCACTTCGTAAGGAACTGGTAAAGGAACTCGGTGACACACTGTGGTTCATCTCAGAGATTGCTCAGTTCATGGATATTGATCTATCAGTAATTGCTGAACAGAATATCTTGAAACTGGCAGATCGTCAGAAACGTAACGTAATTGGAGGTAGTGGCAATGAGCGATAATATGAATGATGCTTCTGAGTGGACATATTCAACATACTGTTTTGGATTTACAGACAATGAGGGTAAATCAGCAGAGATGATCGTCGGTGGGCCGGAATATGCTCGGTGGGAACAGATTATGGCTTCCTTTATTGACTTCTTAGAAGCTAGTGGCTATCGTGGTGTTAAGGAACGTGTAGCTATTCCTGAATTGTTTGCCTCTCGTCAGTGGAGTGGCCCTACGTTTAACCCAGAAGAGAGCCTATGAGAATCTTAGTTATTCCTGACTGTCAAGTAAAGGAAGGTGTACAATGAAAACGTGTAGTGGATGTAATCAAGTATTAAATATCTCTTTGTTCAGTAGTCATGTTAAACAAAAAGATGGATTACAAACACGCTGTAGAAGCTGTAATAAAGCTAGTAGTAAGGCATGGAACGCTGCTAACAAAGATTCATTAGCGCTTAAACGCATCAAAGACAGAGCATTAGAAAAGGGAGTTGCATTTGATTTAAAATTAATAGATATAACACCACCTATTAAATGCCCTGTCTTTGGGTTTGATCTTGTTAGAAATATTAAAGTACCTCAATTTAATAGTCCGTCAGTAGATAGGATAGACCCATCCAAAGGATATACTAGGGACAATATTCAAGTTATGTCTCAGTTAGCGAATGCAATGAAACAAAACGCAAACCCAGCACAGCTTATACAGTTTGCTGAATGGGTCTTAAAAACATATCAAAAGGATAAAAATGCCTCCGATTAGAATTTTGGTAATCCCTGATACACAATGTAAACCGGATATTCCTATGGAACATCTTACATGGGCTGGTAAAGCGATTGTTGATTATCGCCCTGATGTTGTTGTACACTTGGGAGATCATTGGGATTTTCCAAGCCTAAGCAGTCACGATAAAGCAGGGAGCAAATACTTTGAAGGTAAACGCTATTTAGCAGACGTGGAAGCGGGTAATAAAGGCATGGAGTTGCTTTTAGCTCCCTTAAAAGCGGCACAGAAAGTACAGAAGGAAACCAAGCATAAGGTATATAAACCACGTCTTGTGTTTCTCAAAGGAAACCACTGTAATCGACTTACACGGGCTGTTAATAGTAACCCAATGCTTGAGGGTCTTATGACCTTTGACCATTTGAACTTAAAGGACTGGGAGGTACATAACTTCCTGCACCCTGTATTTATTAATGGGGTAGGGTTTAGCCACTACTTTCCAGTTGGTGCTTTGGGTCGTCCTGCTGCTAGTCCTGCTGCTATTATCAGTAAGTTGCATATGTCTTGTGTGGGAGGGCATCAGCAAGGTAAGCAAGTTTCTTATGGTAAAAGAGCAGACGGACAAAGCATCTGTGCTATAATTGCAGGTAGTTATTATCAGCATAACGAAGATTACATGGACTTACTCAGTAATAAACACTGGCGTGGCCTTGTAATCTTGAATGAAGTCAATGATGGGCATTTCGATGAAATGTTCTTGAGTATGGAATATCTGAAAGGTAAGTATGGAAAAGGACTGTAGTAACTGTTTCTATAGAGATATAGAGGGAATGAAATCACCCTGTAATAGCTGTATCTCGCTCTTGACAACAATCCCTTACGATAAGTGGGTAGATAGAAGTATTTATATTAAAAAGGAAGAACCAGAAGTGACTAACGAAGAAGAAGATGTATTTAAACAAATGACAGAATGGCTTACTAAACAATCTGTAGGTACTAAAGAAGATAAACCTACTGTTGGTAATACGCTAGGCGTAAAGTACGACAGTGGGAAGCCTCAATGGTCTTTACTGCCCTTTGAAGCCTTAGAAGAAGTCGTTGAAGTCCTCACAAGTGGAGCAAAGAAGTATGCACCTAATAACTGGAAATATGTTCCTGATGCTGATGATAGATACATGGATGCAGCCTTTCGACACATTACTGCATATATGCAAGGGAACAAGTACGATAACGAAACAGGAAATAACCATTTAGCTCACGCTGTATGTTGCTTGTTGTTTAAACTGTGGTTTGATCGTAAGCAAGAAGAGGAAGAACTTTATGCTCCCTTTTGAAGAAGTATTAGAGAAACTAAAGAAACTTGATGAAGTAATGCTTCTTGAGTTGCTAGATATTAGTAGTGAAGAGATCGTGAATATGTTTACTGATCGAATTGAATATAAATATGAAGAATTACTGAAAGAATTAGAATGACGTATGTTGCCACTACTCAAGAACTTGCATATATTGCTGGATTTGTAGACGGTGAGGGTTGTCTTTCTATTGGTGCTAACGGTTCTGTTTCTATTGGTATTGTAAATACATCTAAATGTACTTTAGACTTCATATTAAAAGTTCTAAGTATTGGTGTTATTCAAGATCGTAAACAAATTGTAAATAAACGTCAATATGTTTATAGAGCATACGGTGAAAACTGTATGATGATTGTTAATTTACTTCTACCTTATTTGATTGAAAAGAAAGATCAGGCTCTTCTGTTAATTGAATATAGAACACAAGATAGAATCATACGTAAGCCCGGACAGCGCGGTGCTTTTGCAAATCCTAGTAAAATACAATATATAACTAAACTGAAAGAACTTAAAAAACATGAACAATAATTTTACACCTAGTTTGCGTGCTCAAGTAATTACCCGCCGTACCTACAACCGAAGTCTCCCAGAAGGAGGCTTTGAGACTTGGGAACAGACTGTAGATCGTGTTATTGGACATCAACAATGGTTGTGGAACCGTGCTGCTGGAATTGACGGTAGCGACTGGCATGAGTTCTCAGATGAGCTTAATGAGCTACGCTCCCTCATGCTTGATCGCAAGGTACTTACATCTGGTAGTACGCTATGGCTTGGTGGTACATCAGTAGCTAAGAAGCGTGAGGCTTCACAGTTCAATTGCAGCTTCACTAACATTGAGACTGTGATGGACTGTGTAGAC